CAAAGTGATTCCGGATGTTCTGCAACAGTTTCACCAACACATCATCAATAAAGATGGGGTCAGTCCCATCCTTGCAGCGAAACTCTTTCACGGCAAAATTTGCGGACAGTTTCTTGTTACCATCCTTTGCCAGTGAATAGGCTTTAATCGCCATTGTCGTTTTCTCCTTTCTGGCTCAATGCCATTTTGCAGCCGCTCGACCCGCACTCAGCCACCAGCACGGCAAATTCGCCGCGCTCTGCGGTCGTGTCCGCACCACTGGTTTCCAGCCTGTCCAGCAGGCTTTCGCACAGATCGGGCCAGCTTTTATGCTGCATAGTCTTCGCCCGTGATGTTCTTGTAATCATCGGCGGTGATCTCGCCCTTGTTTACGCGCTCGGCCAGAACTTTCTTCACGCCAACGCGGCGGGATGCGGGCATCTCTGCCCAAGTCTTAGTGCCTGCAATCAGGCGGTTTGCCCAGATAATGTTCATGGTGATACCTCCTTATTCCTTGTTCAGCGCTGCGTCCAGCTCACACAGCGCGGTTTCGATGTCGGTCAAGCGCTTCTCGTTGGCCGCGTCCTGTTCGCACAGGGCATCTTCCATTTCAGCCACACGGTCGGGCAACTGTTCGTGCTCCTGCTGCTTCTTGGCTGCGGCTTCCTTCTCCTGCCGGGTGGGCAGATTGTCCTTTTTCCACTGAATCATGGTGACTGTCCTCCTTACTGGAAAGCGCCGGAGACGGCTTCGATGTAGCCGCCCTCGCCGGATTCGCCGCGCTCCACGCTGACGCGGAAGTTAAACGCCGCGCCGTTGGTGGCGGTCTTATTCTCAAAGACGATGTTCACGCCTTTTTTTGCCTCGGTCGTGGCATCCTGCCAGACCGGGGAGCTGTCGAGTGCGTTGTTGGTCACTTCGGCTTTGAACTTCGCATCATCGGGGATGGAGCCGGTCACCTGAAGCACGGCAACGGTAATGTCGCCCTCAACGGCCAACGGTTCAGCCAGCGTCACGCTTGCGGCGTGGACGGCCTTGGTAAAGGTCGCGGACGTGCTGACGGTTTCCTTGCCGTCGCTCACCTCAACGGTGATGGTGTGGTTGCCGTTCAGGATTTTCTGGAATCCGGCAGCGCTGGCCGTCTGCTCAAAGGTCAGGGCCGTGCCGCTGGCAACGCCGGTGCGGGTCTTGGTGGTCTTGCCGTCCAGCTTTTCAGTGACGGTCAAGGTGTCGCCGTCGGCATCCCTGACGGTGTACTTCCACGCAAAGGCCGCGTTCTTCCGCCCCAGAGCTGCGCCGTCCGTGCTGACGGTAGGTGCAGTGTTGACACTGACCGTGCCATCGTCAGAGACCACGAGTGTAGAGGGAAGAATGAAAGCGGGGCGAACACCATAGGAGTCGTCGTACCACCTGCCGTAGCCGGAGCCATCGGCGCCGACGCTCCAGACGCCGCCGCTACTGCTGGCGTACGGAGAGCGCAGCCACCAAACGGCAGCGGAGCTGCCATTGTATGCAATACGCTTGCTGTTACCGCTGGAGCTGTTGCCAAAGTATGCCAGCCTCACACCGTCCTTCGGGAAATAGCCGTTGTCGCTGGTCGTCCAACCAACCTCATAACCAGACAGCAGGAACACTTTGGTGCTCAGGCCGTTGGAGCCGGTGGCAAGGCTGCCGCCGGAACCAGTGCCGTTCTGGTACGGGATTTTCACCTGCTTAATAGCCGCCCGGATGTTGCTGTCGATGAGGTTGTAGAACGTTCCGTTCAGGTATGTGTGGATGCTGGAATCCTTGTAGGAGTTATTGTTGCCGAACGTGGACGTGGTGTAGATGTCCTTCATCAGCAGCCACGTTCCATTGCAACTCGAATCATAGGTGCTGGTATTCGGGTTGCCCTGCTGCACAACAATAAAATCTTTGGACGCGCCGTTGACTTTGATTTTGACAATGCTGCCAACGGCTTTCGTGCCCAGTTTTACGTTTGCCATTGTTACCTCCTTGTTTTCGTTCAGGCCCACGGCATGATCTCCGCGGGCCGCGTGTTCTGCGATACAGAGAGGGACAGGGCTTTGTGCTGCTTCTTGTAGATGCAGCGGCATTGCCTCGCCCGCCGTCTGTCACGCGCGAGTTTGTTCGAGTTGATTTTTCGATGGATAGGGATTTTACAGTCAAGCAATTTTTCGAGCCGGTCAGCGTACTTGCGGCGTAAAGAGTAAGTATCACCATGGGCGGCATGGGCATCCCACGCATCAAAGCTCCGCAGGATTTCCTGCTTGGTCACTTCGCCTGCGGGGTATGCCGTCTCCCAATATCTGATCTTGTTCTTCATCCGCTTGGAGCTATCCCGGCGCAGCTTTTGGATGACCGCGCCGGTGTCGGTCAGGTAGCTATGGAATCCCAGAAAATCAATACCGTTCCGCAGCGGGAAAATGGCGGTTTTCTGGTTCAGCTCAAGGCCGTAACTGTCCATGAGCGCCCGAACATCCCGGAGAATGCACTGCAATTTCTTCTTGTCCGAACAGATGATGTAGAAATCATCCATGTATCGGCCATAGTATTTGATGCGGTACTTTTCTTTGATGATGTGGTCGAACTCGTCCAAAAACATGAGGGCGAAAAGCTGGCTCGTCTGGTAGCCCAGCGGCAAGCCGTCCTCCATCACGTCGATGTAGATGCAAAGCAGCTCATAGACACGCGGGTCAACGCCGCGCTTGTCCAGCACGGCTTTGAGCTTGCGTTTTAGCTTCCGGTGGTCGATGCTGGCGAAGAAATGCCGCACGTCGCCTTTCAGCACCCAGCCGTCCGCGCCGTGGCCCTCACGGCGGTAATAGTCCACCATGTGTGTTTTCAGGCGCATCAGGCCGTCGTCTGTGCCTTTGCCGGTCTGGCTTGCGTGGCTGTCCCGGATAAAGCTCTTTGTCAGAGCATCATACAGGATGTTATCGACCAGCGCGTGCAGCACCACCTTGTCCACAAATGCGGGGGCGTGTACCATGCGGCGCTTCGGCTCATAGACGGCAAAGACCTCAAACTTGCTCGGCACATAGCATATCTGCTGCCGGATGTCGCCGCCCGGCTGGCGTACATCACGCACAGCCAGCTTGCGGGACAGCTTTTCCGTGCAGGCCAGCGCCTGCGCCTCGTACTCGATTGTTTTGCTTTTACTGCGCTTTCCCTTCCGGGCTTCAAGGTAGGCTTTGTAAAGTACCTCAAAGCTGCACAGTTCTTCGTATGTCAAAATGACCCTCCGCTGGTTCGCGTTACGGTAGTGGGCTGCATCCGGCAGGGACGGCCCACCTCAGCGGGATGTATTTATCACTTGCCTGCATCGGCAAGCGACAGGATGCGGTTTCCTTTGATGGGCGCACTGCTTTCAGCTTATGCCTACTCGTCACACGGTTCCATCAGAGCGGGGCGAACACCATAGGAGTTGTTGTACCAGTTGTTGTTGTTGGAGCCATCGGTGTTGACGTTCCAGACGTTGTTGTTATTGTTGGTGTTCGGAGAGCGCAGCCACCAAATGGCAGCGTCAGACAAACAAACCGCACCCTTTATGCAAAGCGGTTGCCCGCTGTGCGTTTACGGTTCCGGGTAAAGGACGGCTTTCAGGGCGGCAGCCTGTTCGGTCAGCCGTTTCCGTTCCGCTTCTGCCCGGAGTTTTTCGGCACGTCCGCGTTCCGACGTGAGCCACTTCATCGCCGGGTATTTTACGTCCGTGACCTTCTTTGTCCAGATACCGGCTTTCTTCGCACTGATGATACCTTCCTCCGTGCAGATGGTCAGGTATTCCAGCAGCAGAGAGCAGCCGTCCACAACTGCGCCGATCTTCTCAACGCGCTTGTCGTAGTCGGTCTGGAAATTGACGTTGTTCGCCGCGTGTGCATCCAGCAGGATTTGCCGGGCAGTCAGCCGGATGCCCTCACCGTACAGACGGAAAGTGCTTTTGGAAAAGCCCTCCCTGTCCCGTGTGTCGAGTGCATGGACGGCAGTGCCGCACACCTTCTGGATGTCGCGCACATCTTCGAGCGCCGCGACTTTCTGGATGATCTTCCGGGCATCGCTCCGGCTGATGTCGTCGGTGACAATGCGGGTTGCCCTCTGGGTGTACCGCAGCAGCTCCCGCGCATTCGCGCCGACCTTGAACGTTTCAGCCATCGTCAGAACTCCACCCTTGCCTGCTCGGCATTCCACGCGCCGGTCACGGTCAGGCCGTCCAGACTGCCGAACGTGGCAGAAAACGGGTTTTTCGTGACGTTCGTGCCGAACTTCAGCTCAATGGCCTTGATGCTGGCGTTCATAGCTGCCACACTGGCACGGATGTCGCTGTGGGCGTTCTCCGCACCGTTGTGAGCGTCCACGGCTGCGCTGATGCGCTGGTCGGTCTCGGCCTTTTTGTAGCCGTCCACTTCCCACCGCTGGCTCTCGGTCAGGTGGCCGTCTGCATCCAGCGTGGCAATGCCGCCCGGAATGCCGATCTGGTCAGTGCGGACAACATCTTCATCCGGCGCCTTGCCGGGGCCTGCGTTAAAAGAACCGTATGCCATTTAGGTTCCCCCTTCCTGTGCATCCGTGTATTTCACGGTGCTTGTAATGTGATACTGTGCAGAAATTTTCTCGGTCGGAGCTTTGGCGGCCCTCAGCCGCAGCTTTCCTTCGAGGCTTTCGGTCGCAATAAAGCCCACCGCACCCGCCACATCGTAAAATTCCGGCAGTACCGTAACATCCACAATGTCGGTAGCCAACAGGCCCGCAATGGGGATGTCACAATAAAAATAGCCGGGGGAGGAATCATCCTCGCCCCAGCCATCGACCGGAATCGTAAAAGACACCGCAGCCGTGACATCCTGCTTTTCGTGCAGGATGTCATCGGTTTCCTCGAATCCGTTTGCCGTTGCTTCGGAAAGGTCTCCGAGTGCGGTGTTGCACTGCTTGATGTGGCTGCAAAGCGCGGCAAGCCCTGTGCCCAAAAGCGTTTTGATCTTCGCTTTTGCCATAGAGCTTACCTCCTCATGTCTTAGTCAGCCAGCAGAGCGGCGATCTCCTCTGCGGAGAAGTCCTCCACATCCTCGTCGTGCAGAACATTCTCCGGCTCGGTGTACACGACGACTTCCTTGCCGTCAATGTTCACATTGCCGTTGGTGGAGCTGGCTGCGGTCTTGGTGGCACCCTCAGAGACACCGGCCAGCTTTTCGCCCTCGGCATCGGTCATCAGGCGCT